TCCGGCGGCAGCAGGCGCGCCACCACGCGATCCTTGTAGGGTTGTCCATATCGAGCCAATGCCAGTGTCCTGCGCCCCCGGGTTTGCCAATCCTATCCGGGCGGCAACTCCTCTGACACAGGGGGCGGGGTTGGTGGCAGTCGGCACCGTGAGGCTCGTCGTCGTGGTGTCGGACGGCGCGCAGAACCCGCCGATCCAGTACCAGGACTGGGAGATGATCTGCTGCAGGCGATCGAGAGGCTCGCGCGTGACCATGGCCACGCCGTCGATCAGGGCGATCTCCGCCGCATGAGGGGCCACGTCGTCGGCCGTCATGCCGGCAAAGTCTCCCTCGATGAGCGCACCCTGGCCGACCATGATCGGCCTGCGCACGGACGATCCGGCGATGGTCGGATGCGCCTGAACATAGGCTTCCGTCGTCAGGACGAAGCGGACCCCAAGAAACTCGTTGACCACGCCCATGCCGGGCCGGAACACCTCGTTGGCCGACGTCAGGCCGATGAACAGCCTTTGGAAGTCGGGATCTGCAAACAGCTGTCGCGCGCTGACTGGATCAAGATAGCAGTTGTACGCGCCCCCGATGTCCGGGACGGCGTTCATCCGCAGCGCAGCCATGGCATCCAGCACGGAGTCCATCGACATGACGTCGCTCTGCAGCAACGCGCTGGTATTGGTCCTGCGGTTGGGCCGCATGATCACCGACGCCGTCGCAGCCTGCACGGTGTTGCCCACCGTGCCGTCCTGCACCGACACGTTGCCCGCCAGCGTCAGCACGCCGGACAACCCGCCCGGCGCCATGGCGGCGTTGACCTGGTCCGCCGCAGCGCCCACCAGCGTGTAGGTGTTCGAGCCGATCGTGACGGTCATCGAAGACGTGCTGCCCACGGGGGACTGCACGCCATTGAAGAAAATCGTCTGGAAGCCTCGGATGTCGTCGACCGCAACCTGCGGCGACGCGGAGGCCAGCGTCGTGCGGACCCGGGTGTTGCCCCCGAAATACGGGGAGAACAGGGCATTGCGCGCCAGCTCGTCCAGGCTGCGTGCCGCCTGCTCGCCATTGACGTAGGCGTTCTGCAGGAACTGACTCGCAATCCCCACCCGGCTGGTCACCATGTTGAGATCGGTGGTCGACGCATAGTGGTTGATGATCAAGGTACACTGCTCGACGCCCCAGCCCGTGGGCACCAGACCATTGTCCAGGTTGGTGTTGAACGAGGCAGGGATTGGGATGGTCACGGACGGCTTCAGCCCTGCCCGGGTCTTTGTCAAGGTCTCGCCGATACCGACCGAGATATCTTCCCGGTCAGCACAGGCTCGGTAGCCGAGCCGCGAGCGGATCGCCTGCTCGAACTCGCGTGCCAGGAAGCCCTGCTGGATGATCGGCTGCAGCGCCACCGGGAAATTCTGGATGCCCATGCTATTGCCTCGTCTGAAACGTGGAAAGAAACTACTGATCTGTGGTCAGGCCAGTTGGAGATCCCGGATGAGCCCGAAACCGTCCGACAAGCCGGCCAGGAACAAGGCCGACAAGCACGTCAAGGCGACCGAACCAAGACTTGCGGTGACCGTCGCCGAAGACGTGTCGCACGCGACGCTCACCCTGCTGCCGCCCAGCGGCCTTGACGGCAGCCTCACGCTTTCGGTGGCCCAGATCACGACGCTGATCCAGCACCTCGGAGCCGCCCGCAGCCGCCTGGTCGCGAACGAGCCCATCCCGCCGATCACCGGCGCTGCCATCAACCCGGTCTTTGCGACACAATGGGCGGTGCAGCCCGAAGCCTTGACGGAGGGATCCGTCATCGCCTTCCAGCACCCCGCCTACGGCCCGGTCGGCTTCGTCCTGCAGGCGGCCGACGCACAGCGCGTCGTCCGGGCACTCACCAACCATCTCGCGATGGTGCACAGCCGCGAGGCCAGCCCGGGCAAGCCAAGCTGAGGTGCCGCGAACCCGGTCGCGGAACCGCTATCGCCTGCGCAGCAGCTCCGCGCGGGCAACCTTCCACTCGTCCAGCGACATCTCCGTCGCAAGCCTCGGCTTGACAGCCGCACCGGGTGGCGGGCTTGCGGTGCTGCTCGAGCTGCCCCGCGTGAACAGCCAGGGCTTCTCGCCGCGAAGCCGGTCCATCAGCGCAGCACCGCCCTGAACCTCGCCATCCTCGCCGACGCTGACCTGGGCCAGGTTGGCGAGCTTCAGCCCGTCGAGGTCGATCATGCCGGCCTTGACCGCCTCCATCCGCAGCTCCGCCCGGATCAGCCGGTCCTTGGCCGCGGTACCCATGTCGAGCAGCTCTTTCTCCAGCCGGTCCGCCCTGGCCCGCAGCGATGCAAGCTCCTCGGTCGCGGTGTCTCCGGCGCCTGCCTCGTCGCTCATTGCTTCTGCTCCACGCGTCCAAGTTCCTCCACAATGTCCTGCACACCGTACGTCGGTGCCAGGAACCGCAGCGCGGTCTCGCGCGACAGCTGTCCCGCCGCGACCAGCGCGATCAACGTGTGCGCGTCCGCCGCACGGTCCTGTGCCGAGTCCGGGTACCATCGCGGCCACGCCAAGCTCAGCGGCGCGTCCGCGTCCAGCCGCCCCAGCTCGACGCCCCCGATTCTCAGCCGGTAGCGCTGGCTGGCCTGCAGAACCATGCGCGCAAGCTGCAGCAGCGCTCCCTCGCCGTAGCTGACCCGCAGGTTGTCGGCGAGCCAGACCAGACCCTGGTTCATCAGCTCCAGCGCCCGGCCGGACGAGGCCGCCGACAGGCGCGACGCATCGCTGCGGTTGCCGTGCACGCTCTCCAGGGCGAACTCGCGCAGCGTGCGCACATACTCGATCACCGCGGCCGACGCAGTGCCGCCGATCTCCAGCAGCTTGGCGTCGCCCTTCTCGCTCACCACCAGGGCGTTCGCGGCACCACGGACCATGTCGCCGTCCAGCCCCGCCGGCTCCTTGATCAGCAGCGTCGGATCGGAGCTGTACTTCAGGCCGCGTCCCGCCTGGCTGAGCTGGTAGTCGATCTCGATCGAGGTCTCGATCGCGGCCCTGAACGTGCAGGCGCCATCCAGGCCCCGCCCACCCGGCAGGTTGCGCACCCACACGATCGGCACGAAACCCAGCCCATGCCTGATGCTGCGGCTGACATCCCTCTCGGCAGGCAGATCGCTGCCGACAGCCACCGGCAGGAACCACGTCTCCTCCTGCACGTCCCAGACCCGCGTGAACCAGTATGCGGCGCCGGCGTCAGCGACGGCGTAGCCCTGCGCGACCAGCACCTGGCCGCTCACCTTATAGCGCTCGCTCACCCGGCTGAGCGTGTCCGGCGCGTCGGCGTCCCACTCCGGGGTCAGGTACGGGGTGTCCAACACGTCGACGAAGATCCGTCCCCTCAGGACGCGCAGCAGCAGGGCAACCGACCCCACGGACCCGCGCAGGGCGGCATCGACCATCACGAGGTTGAGACGCGCATCCCGGACCACCGCTCCCAGGGCGTCCCGCACGGCATGGTCCACACTGTCCACCACCGGAAAATGCCCCTCGCTGAACAGCAGCGCGACGCTGTCCTCGACCACGATCCGGGCAAGAGCGTAGCGGACTGAGGGCTTGCGTTGCCTGAGCGGAATGTATTCCCCGCCCCCTCTCCGCTCGTCGTGGAACTCATAGGGCAGGATGTCGTAGAGCGTGCCGTCCAGCACCCTCCGCAGGATGTCGAGATCCCGGGCACGCGCCGGATAGTCCGGATCGCGGGGGATCAGGTCACAAATTGTCTGAAACATTCACCGCCCCAGGAAGGGAACCTGCGCGAAACGCGCCGGCCCGGTCGTCATCGTCAGCATCGAGAAGGCTCGAGACAGCGCATCCACCTGATCGTCTTTCGACCCGTTCGGGAAATCCGCAAGTTCTTCCAGGAACGCCCGCGTCCACTCCGCTTGAACCACCTTCACCAGTCCCGCTTCGACCTGGCTTGCGACCGGTACCGCGCGACTGAGCTTGGAACCCGTCTCGAGAGTCGCCGCGACCCGGAACCCGGCAAGCTTCTGCGTCAGGAAATGCACCTGAGCCTTGCGCCGGCCTGCCCCGGATCCTGCGGCAGGCCGACAGCCACCTCGCGGCCATCCTGTTGCGCCGTCGCCATGATCAGGGCGGCAACTTCCGCAGAGGGCACTCTGACCCGGCGGACATCAAGCACCACGAAGCCGCCATCCTTGCATCGCAGCAGCTTGACCCCGGCCGTCCAGTCGGGATCGCCCGTGCCACCAGCCGTCGCGGCCAGATCCCAGGCCCTGACCATCTGCCCGCCCTGCATCTGCGGGCAGGTATCCACCGTCCCGATCTGCCCCACACGGAACAGCAAGCCCTGCTGCCGCACGGGCGCCTGCTGAAACAACGCCGCAAACGCACGTTCGCCTAGCATCCGCCGCTTCCGGTGGAGAGCCTCCAGGCTTTCCCACCCCGGCCAGAGCGGTGCGCCCACCTCCCTCCCCAGAGGGTCCTCGGGCTCGGCCAGCGCGGGCAGCCGCAGCACCTGCCAGTCGCCAGTATCCAGAAGCCGTCCCCCAAGATCGTCCGGGTGCCAGCGTGTCATGATCAGCACGATGCGGCCACCAGGCCGCAGCCGCGTCGACAGGTCCGACCGGAACCACTGCCACAGCCGCTCACGGGAAGCGGCGTTGTCAGCGTCCGCCTGCGACTTCACCGGATCATCGACAAGCAGCAGATCAGCCCGCCGGCCAGTCACCGCGCCACGAACACCTGTGGCATAGTACTGTCCACCACGATCCGTCATGAACTGTTCAGCAGACGCGCCTCGCTGCAGCCCGTAGCCAAGCCGCGCAGAGTGCTCCTCGATCAGCGTCCTCACGCCCTGGCCGAAATGGCGGGCCAGCCCGCCCGTGTGAGCGGCGGCGATCACCGAACTTGCGGGATGCTGCGAAAACCACCAAGCCGGGAACAGCATCGAGGCATAAGTGCTTTTCGCCGAACCAGGAGGCAGCAGCAGCAGCAGCCGATCGATCTCGCCCCGCGCGACACGTTCCAGCGTCTCGATGAGCAGAAGATGATGCGCGGCCGGCACCTGGTTGTTCGGCGCCAGGGCCAACTCCGCCCAGTCCCGCAGCCTGCTGCGAATGCTAGCGCGAAGCTGCTTCTCCTCCAGCGCCTGAAATTGCTCGGTCGTCTGGAGCCTGGAGCCCGTCAGCCCCCCCACACAGTGCAT